AACCCTGTGATACCAAATACTCGAGAAAGAATTGGTCAATTTAGTAATGGAAATATAAGTCGAGACGATTATATGAAATACGGCTGGTTATTTGGTACAAGATAATATTTATCAAATAAAGATAAATGGGTATTACCGATAGAAAAACGTCTACTTTAAATAATAGTATTACATTTGACGCAAATGCGGATTTGTATGCTAACGCATCTCTTAATACAGGTGTTGGTAAATCAGGTGGTTTTGAAAATAGAAAAAAATCAGGGAAAATTTTCGCAGGTTCTAGAATGGTCGTTCCGGGTCAAGATATTTTAAGTGTTAACGTATTTGAACCTGATTTTAATAGACCTAAAACTATTGATACATTTAGTGGGGCTCTTCCACCAACACCGACACCAACAATAGAATAAAGTAAACTATTTATATAAGAAAAAATATATTTAAATTTAAAATATGGAAAACAATCAAAATAATGATTTAACGGTTTGGCAAAGGTTATCCAAAGCATTTGGGCCAAATTCGTTATTGAATCAAGATTATCCCGTATATCAGTTAGATAAGAAGGAATTATTAAAAACCACGTCTAAAGCCGAATACGAGAGAGAAAAATTACAGGCACAACAAACTTATTATCTTGCCAATCAATGGACTAAAATTGAAAGTAATTTATATACTCAAGCGGTATATTATGAACCAACTCGTTTAGCATCATTTTATGATTACGAATCAATGGAGTATACTCCTGAAATTTCAGCTGCTTTGGATATCTATGGTGAAGAATCAACAACTGTTGACCAAAATGGTTATATGTTACAGATTTATTCTGAATCAAAAAGAATTAAAGGAATCTTAGCCGACTTATTTAACAACGTATTAGATTTAAATACTAATTTACCTATGTGGACAAGAAATACTTGTAAATATGGGGATAACTTTGTGTATCTAAAATTGGATGCTGAAAAAGGTATTGTTGGGTGTATGCAATTACCAAACATTGAAATAGAACGATTGGAGAGAGGTATGGCTGCAAAATCAGCAAATGTTGAAGAACCGGCCGATAGTAAAGGATTACGTTTCAAATGGAAAATTAAAGACATGGAATTTAATTCATGGGAGATTGCTCACTTTAGATTATTAGGTGACGATAGAAAACTCCCTTATGGTACTTCTATGTTGGAGAAAGCGAGACGTATTTGGAAACAATTATTACTTTCAGAAGATGCGATGTTGATTTATAGAACTTCAAGAGCACCTGAAAGACGTGTATTTAAAGTTTATGTTGGTAATATGGACGATAAAGATGTTGAACCATATGTACAACGTGTTGCTAACAAATTTAAAAGAAGTCAAGTAGTTGATTCTAACACAGGAAATGTTGATATGAGATTTAATCAAATGGCTGTTGACCAAGATTACTTTATTCCTGTTCGTGACCCAGCAGCACCAAGTCCGATTGATACCTTACCGGGAGCTCAAAATTTAGCGGAGATTGCTGATATTGAATACATTCAAAAGAAACTATTAACCGCTCTTCGTGTCCCTAAAGCGTTTTTAGGTTTTGAGGAAGTAACGGGTGATGGTAAAAATTTATCATTAATGGATATTCGTTTTGCTAGAACAATTAATAGAATTCAAAAATCTATGATTGCAGAATTGAATAAAATAGCAATTATTCATTTATTCTTATTAGGATTTGAGGATGAATTGTCAAACTTTACTTTGGCTCTTACAAACCCATCATCACAAGCGGATTTATTAAAAATTGATATTTGGAAAGAGAAAATTTTATTATATAAAGATGCTGTTGCGGCTATTGAAGGTATCGCTCCGGTATCTGTAACATGGGCTAAGAAACACGTATTAGGATTCTCTGATGAAGAAATTAAATTAGATTTACAACAACAACGTATTGAAAAAGCAGTTGGCGCTGAATTAACTAATACCGCAACAATAATCACTCATACGGGTGTGTTTGACACTATTGATAAATTATACGCAAATAAATCCGGAACTACTGCCGTTGGAGCGGCTGCTCCTGCCCCACCACCTGGTGGAGGAGGTGGAGGTGGTCTTGAATCTGATTTAGGAGGAGGACTTGATTTAGGTGGAGAACCTGAACCGGGTGGAGCACCTGAACCGGGTGGAGTGCCTGAACCTGGTGGTGAAGCTGAAATAACACCTGAATCTGTCAAACGGGATAATCTAAATATATTATTGGAAAGTGGTAATTTAACTGAAGACGATTCTTATATTGATTTATCTCGAGCAAGAAATTCTTTAGGTGATATGGAAAAAGAATTGGATAAAATCTTAAATGATTGATATTTATAATTAAAAAAGAAAATGACAAAGTTTGGTATATTAAAATCGAAGATAGAAAACGTGTTACTTGAGTCGTATAAAAACGATACATTTAAAGACGAATTAAAAACATTTAAAAAACTTGTATTAGAGAATAAAAATGTTAGTAAAATTTTCTATATGTATGATGAATTAAACTCTAAAAAAGGTTTGAGTGAATCATATTCAAGAGAATACATCCACGAATGTATAACTCTATATGAAAATGCTGTGAATAAAATTTTACCGGCAGATTTAAAAAAATTAAATATATGGGTTAGAAATACTAAATCTAATAACTCATACGAAAATATTGATAACTTATTTTCAACAGATATTTTAACTATCGAATCAAGAATTAAAAGTAAAAATTTAATTATTGAGAATTTGAGAAAACTTCCAATTACAGAATCCAAAGGAATTGAACTTCCATTATCAACTATGGTTAGTGTTGCAAATAAAACTATTAAGAATTATATTGATACTTTAAGTGAATCTGATAAAGCAGAAATAGTTAAATTGTTATCTGAAGATGATGGTGAATTATCCGTGAAATATAACACCCTTAAAGAAAATGTTGTTAATAAATTAAAAGCAATGAAGAATTCGTCCGAAGATAATTCAGTGAAAAATAGAATTGATGAAACACTTACAAAAGTGTTATCAGAGAAGTACGACAAACTAACGTATTTTAAACTTAAAAGTTTAAACGAGAATCTTTAATTTAAACTTAAAAGTTTAAACGAAAATCTTTAATCGTTATCCGAATAATATTTTAATTGAACGTGTTTAGCCTTAGCTAACACGTTTCTTTTTTTTACGGAAGGTTTGATAAATTCTTTTCGCTTATTAAGTTCAGAACTTTGACGTGTCTTGATAACTTTACTTTTATAGAGTTTCAATGCTTTCTCTATTGGTGTATTTTTATCTAATTTAACTATTAACATATATAACATATATATCAAAATAACAAAAAAGTTGACCTGACACCTTATTTTACCTATCTTTTTTAAAAATAAAAGGAAAAATATGAAAATTAATGAAAAAGGGGAAAACCTCTCAACTAACAGGTTTCAAAACCGCGAAAGTTGTTTATGGGACAGTTGATTCTGTAAACTTGAAATCACTTTACTTAAACATACAAACATGGGTCGAACCAATCTATGAATCCGATAATTGGTCGAGAACAGTTTTAAATTTAAGTAGGGGAGTTAAACACTCGGTTTACGAGTCGTTAAATAATAAAATTTTTGATACAAAATTTATTGTAGATTTAGATTTAAGGTCAAGTGGATTAAATTTAGGTAAAAAATCATTTATGAATTTAGAAGTTAATTTCTATGTTATAGAAGAAAACCTCGATTTTAAATCAAAACAAATTAAAGATACATTATTAAAAATAACAAATAAAATCTACAATGATAACTTTTATGACAACAATTATTTTAAGTTTTATCTAACTAAAAAAATCAAATCCGTTAAAGATATATCGCAAACTGAAAATGTTTAATATTTATTATTAAAACATATATTTTGAATAAAACATTTATATATACTTTAAAAGACCCTATAACTGACGAAATTAGATACGTTGGTAAATCTGACGACCCTAAAAATAGGTTAGTTGAACACCTGAAAAAATCAAAATATACTAAAACACATAAAAACAATTGGATAATATCTTTATTAGATAAAGATTTAAAACCAATATTAGAAATATTAGATGTGGTTGATACCGATAATTGGGGTTTTTGGGAAAAATATTGGATATCTCAGTTACGTACTTGGGGGTTTAAATTAACAAATATTAGTGAAGGTGGTGATGGTGGTAATTTTGGGGTTGAGTGTAATAAAAAAATATCATTAAAATTAAAAAGTAGAGTTTTTTCAGAAGTTACTTTGGAAAAAATGAAATCATCCGCCAAATTAAGAAAAATTACGGATGAAGGTAGGAAAAAATTATCATTAAGTCGATTTGGTTATAAAAATCCTATGTTTGGTAAAAAACAAAGTAAATTTTGTATTGAGAGTAAATTCAAACCAGTCACTCAATTATCATTAGATGGAGATATTATTAAAGAGTGGTGTAGTTTAAAGGAAGTTTCGGAATATTTACTAATAAATAGAAATACTATTAGGATGGTTTGTCAAAATAAACGTAAAACCGCCGGTGGTTATAAATGGAAATTTGTAGAAAAAAATGAATAATTTAAAAATTAATACCAATAATGAGTTAAATAAAAAATCAATTCTCATAGAGTACGATGCAGGATATATTAATCCAAAGGATAATCGTAACGAAACATTAATAAGAGAATCTAATGAAATGTTAGACCACTCAAAACCATTTGAATTTTATGCGGTATTACAAAAATATGATACACCAAATAGAAATGGTAGATTATACCCTGAACGTATATTAAAAAGAGAGGCTGATAATTATAAAAAAATGATTAAAAAGGGTACGGCTTTGTCCGAGTTAAATCACCCTGAATCATCTTTAATTGATTTAGATAGAGTTTCTCACGCAATCACCGAAGTATGGTGGGAAGGTAATGTTCTAATGGGTAAGATTAAATTATTGACATCACCGGGATACCACGAAAGAGGTATTTGTTCAACCAAAGGAGATTTGGCTGCAAATTACTTAAGACAAGGGGTTACGTTAGGAATATCGTCAAGAGGTGTAGGTTCTCTTAAAAAGATTGGTGAACAAAATGAAGTACAAGACGATTTTGAATTAATTTGTTTTGACTTGGTGTCCTCACCTTCAACTCCGGGAGCGTATCTATTCTTAAATAAAGATGACAAACATCTGTATGATGAGAATTTAGAAGAAGAGAAAAAAATGAGTATTGAAAGACATGTTGGTGATTCAGGAAATAAATCACTTGACTTAATGAAAAAATTAAACGATTATTTAGGGTATTAAACTAAATAGAAAAAATTATGGACGAAAAGTATTTTATTGCAAAAATTACATTGGACTCAGTTGATACCGAGTCAGGAAAGATTAAAAAATTAAGAGAAGAAAAATTAGTGAGTGGTTACAACCCAACAGATGTTGAGGCTAAAGTAACAAAAGTATTCGAGAATTACACCATGGAGTGGAGAATCACAGCAATTGTTGAAAGTAAAATTGATGAAGTGATAGAATAATAATTTATATTCAATAATTAATTAAGGAGACAGAAATGTCTCCTTTTTTTATGCTTTTATTTTTTTTGTAATATTTATTATAATAAAAAACTCATTATCGAATTAGCAAAAATAATACTTTTTTGATAATGGGTGATATTTATATATTAAAATAACTTAAACATAAATGGCAAAAGAAAAATCTTTAGTTGAAGAAGCTATCATCCAAATGAAAAATTTGGAAGAGGCGGTAGCGGAAAATGCAAAAGGAATACTTGCTTCGACAATGTCGCAAGAAATCAAAGAACTAGTAAAAGAATCTCTTACAGAACAAGATGATGAGGAGATTGACACTGAAGTTGACATGGATGACATGGATATGGATACTGATATGGACGATACAGAAATGGACGACATAGATGTTGATATGGATATGGATGACGACATGGACACTGATAATATAGATATGGAAGATGACGAGGACACCATAGACCTTACTGACGTAGAAGATGATGAAGAAATCTTACGTGTATTCCAATTAATGGGACCTGAAGACAATATTGTTGTTACCAAAGATGATTCTGGTAATATCAGTTTAAAAGACGAGGAGAACAACAAAGAATATATGATTGTTGGTGAAGGTGAAGAATACTTCGACGAAGAAGAAATGTATGAAGGATTTGATGATTCTGACGACATGGATTTTAACTTTGAAGATGAAGACATGGATTTTAACTTTGAAGATGAAGACATGGATGATGATTCTGAGGGTATTGAAGATATCATATCTAGAGTATTTGATACTGACGACGAAGATTCAGAAATGGAGGAAGGATTCGGAGGAAACAAACATGATTTTAAAAGACGTAAAGGTCATAAAATTGGGGATGTAGACGGACACTTTAAAGATTTTGAATCAGAATTTGACGAAGAAGAAATCGTTTATGAAATTTCTTTTGATGAAGAAGAAGTTGACATGGATATGGAAGATGACACAATGATGGAATCTAAAATGTCTGTAAAACGAAAAGGAACCGGATTTGGGAATCCAAATAAGAAAAACGTTTATTCAAATAAACCTAACCAAGAAGGTGGATTTAAAACTGTTAAAAAATCTGTTAATCCAACAATGGGAACAGGTAAAGCTAAATTTGATTACAAAGAAGGTGAAAATTCTGGTAGTAAATTTGGTAACAACAAAATTGTTAAAAAAACAGAAACAAAAGAGCAAACTACTAAAGTTGCTAATACAACTAAAAAAGTTGAACCAAAAGAGGCTTCTCGTACATTAGGTAATGGAAGTAATTTTAGAAGAGGTGGTTTACCAAAACCAAGAGCTCACTCATCTTTTAATACCGCAATTAAAGAGAATACTAATACAAATGAATTAAGAGTTTTAAGAGAAAAGAATGAAGAATACAGAAAAGCTCTTAACGTATTTAGAAATAAATTGAATGAAGTTGCAGTGTTTAATTCAAACTTAGCTTATGCTACTCGTTTGTTTACAGAACATTCAACATCAAAACAAGAAAAAATAAATATCTTAAGAAGATTTGACGGTGTAGAAAACATTAAAGAATCTAAAAACTTATACAAAGTCATTAAAGATGAACTTACAGGGACTACTTCTCAACCTATGAATGAATCATTAGAAAGAACAATTGCTAAAGCACCTTCAACAGGTTCAGCAGTTAACTTAATTGAATCTAAAACATATGAGAATCCACAGTTCTTGAGAATGAAAGATTTAATGTCAAAATTAAAATAAAAATAAACTAAAAATTAATAAAAACCAAAAAAATGGGAGCATTATTAGAATCAGGTCTAGTTGGTAACATCGGGTTAAAACACCTTAAAGTTATTAAAGAGGACACAATTAATAAATGGGACAAATTAGGATTTCTTGAAGGTCTTAAAGGTCACTTAAGAGAAAACGTAGCTCAATTATATGAGAACCAAGCGTCTTTCTTAATAAACGAAGCAACTTCTGACGGGTCTTCAGGTTCATTTGAAACTGTTGTATTCCCAATCGTAAGAAGAGTATTCTCTAAATTATTAGCGAATGACATCGTTTCTGTACAAGCAATGAACTTACCAATCGGTAAATTATTCTACTTTGTACCAAAAATCCAAGGATATAAAAATGGTATTGATGGTCAATATTCAGGTGAACACTACGCACCAATTGGTGCTCCGGGTAACTACAATGATGGTACATTACCTTCTCCAAATGGTACAGGGGGTAATCCAAACGCAGGTTATACTACAGGTTCAGGGACTTATAATCCTGTATATGAAAAAAATCTTTATGATTTATTCTATGAAGGTAATGAGGCTCAATTAGACCCTCCAGGGTTATTTGACTACTCTAAAGGTCGTTGGTCTGCAATCACTGCTACTACAACAATCCAAAAATGGACTGCAGGAGTTTTAGTTGATGCGGTTATTTCAGGAACAACTGACGGAGCATCAGTAATTGCTTCAGGTAACACAAGAAAAGTTATTGTTAAAATGTGTGGTTTTGCTGACACAGGAGCAGGAAAATTAATTGGACCTGATGGTAACGAAATGGATACAGAATCATTCTTATCTGATTTAATTATTTATACAGGGTCTGGTTTATCAGTTTCTGCTACTTCACCATGTACAGTTAGTACAGGTTCTTTATTATTTAGAGTTGTAACTCAAATCTATGGTAGAGGTATTGTGAAATATGGTAACACAACTCAAACTTACTTCCCTTCAGGTAACCCAGCGGGTACTGCATCTAATACAGGTAACGGTGGTTCATTCAAAAATGTATGTGACGCTGATGGTTGTATTTGGTTAGAAGTTGATTTATCTTGTCCAGTATGTGCTGATTGTGATTCTACATCATTAGATGGTTACACAGGTACTACTATTACTTCAGGTGCTTCTACAACTTCATTCGCAGCGGCTTTCAGACGTTACGAAGAGTTAGAATTTGAAGATAAAATCGGTGAGGTTTCTTTCGATTTAGATTCAGTTACTGTATCTGTTACAGAAAGAAAATTAAGAGCACAATGGTCTCCTGAGTTAGCTCAAGACGTTGCGGCTTTCCACAACATCGATGCTGAAGCTGAATTAACAGCTTTATTATCTGAACAAGTTGCGGCTGAAATTGACCGTGAAATCTTAAGAGATTTACGTAAAGGTGCAGCATGGAACTTACGTTGGGATTACAATGGTTGGAGAAGAATTTCTCAAACAACTTCTTATACTCAAAAAGATTGGAACCAAACATTAATTACAGCAATCAACCAATTGTCTGCACAAATCCACAAATCTACATTAAGAGGTGGAGCAAACTGGATTGTTGTTTCTTCTGAAGTTTCTGCTATCTTTGATGATTTAGAGTACTTCCACGTATCTAATGCGTCTCCTGAGCAAGACCAATATAACATGGGTATTGAAAGAGTAGGAACATTAGCAGGACGTTACCAAGTTTACCGTGACCCTTACTTCCCAGCTAACCAAGTGTTAATTGGACACAAAGGAACATCATTGTTAGACACAGGATACATTTACGCTCCGTATGTACCATTACAATTAACACCTACAATGTACAACCCATTCAACTTTACACCGATTAAAGGTATAATGACTCGTTACGCGAAAAAGATGGTAAATAACCGTTTTTACGGAAGAATTACCGTTGATGGTGTTAGAACATTCGATTTAAGAGAATTGAGATAATCAAAATCTTAAAATATTTAACAAAAAGGGACTATACGTCCCTTTTTTTTATGTGCATTTGTAAGTAATTAAGTTTATGGTTATATTTATAATTAAAACAAAAAATTATGATAAGACAGTCTTGGACAATAAATGAAGATGAAAGAAAAAGAATTTTGAATCTTCACGAAAATGCGACAAAAGGGTATTATATACTTAAAGAAGCAACAGACCCTAATAAAATTTCATTTAATATTAATAAGTCATTCCCAAGTGGAAAATATATTATTTCAGATACTTCGGAAATTGATAATGCAATTAGTCAAATACAATCTTTATTAAAATCGGGTAAAGGTAATTTTAATACAATTGTTATTAATTCCTCAGAGTCTAAAGTACCTAATCAAGGTGTTGGGTTGGACTCTGGTGTATTATCCCAAAAAAGGGGTGAAGAAGTTATGAAATATATTAAATCAAAGATTGGGGATTCTACCAATATTCAACTTAATAATTTAGGACCACAAGGACCTGAGTGGGACAAAAACAAAGGTTCTAAACATCCGGATTATACAAAATATCAATATGTTACATTAACGTTATCTGCAGAAAAATGTAATTTTAACATTGATTATGAGGGAATACAGGGTTTACCAAAAAATAATTTTATTGCGATTTTACCACCACCTTACACAAATGTGTTGAGTGGTAAAGGTAAGTTAAGTTTTTATACAGGTACAATGCCTGACAGACTAATTATTACTGACACTCAAAAACAAGTGACTCAAGATACGGGTTATGTATCAACAGAATTATATTTGGATGATAAGATAAATTACATTCCTGCTTGGGTTGATAGTTTAACTAAAAACTATAATCAAAAATCGCCATCAGTTAGTGGTAGTAAATTAATCACCAAAACTATTTCATCAATAGATGAGTTGGTTTCTTTAATATTTAAAGATGAGAAAATAAAAATTATTTTATTAGATTTAATTAATAAAAAGAGTTTTAACGGAATTAAATCAAAATTAACAGGATATGCTGGAACCGGTGAAGTTTCAATTGGTTTTGTGAATTTACTTAATCAGTTCAATTCAGGTGTTAGGGAATTTGTCTTATATGAAAAAAGAACCTCACCTTATGAGATTGTTTACGACACAAGTAAAGGAGATAATTTATTCTTTGTTTACGCACCTATTGGGGGTAAAGGAATGGGGTCCACAGGATTTAACATTAAGGGTAGTTGTATTTAACTACCCTTTTTTTTTATGTTTAATTTATTTTAATTCGTTTTGTTTCTTTTTGAATTAATTTACCATTTTTGTCTTCATAAACAAATCCTTGCACAAAAACACCATTGTGTGTTATTTTATATGCTCCAATAACTTTTACTTTATACACTTTTGATAGTGAGTCCATTCTTTGGGTAACATTTCGGTCTACATTTTTGTTTGAGTCTTTTTTATTTTCTTGTGAGAAAGATAAAATACTAACCATTAATGATGCGATGATGAATAATTTTTTCATAGTGTTTATATTTTAGATTACAAATGTAATACCTTTTTATTTATTCCACAACATTTTTTTCAACTTTATTTAAAGTTCTTATAGATTTTGAAATAATTTCAGATTCCCCCAATGAGAATACCCCTGAATGGAATGCGAAACTAACTGCTTGTGTTAGGATATAGATTGATTGTTCTTTATCCATTGTTGATAGTAACACATCTAAATGGTCTTCGTTATACAATGGGATTGTATTAAATAGTTTTCCGAATAGTTCTTGTTGTTCCATAATTAAAATTTTGTATATTTATAAGTATATGGAAAAAAATAATAAAAAACAAATTAAAGAGGCGACTAGTCATCGTGGCTCAGGACAAGTTAGAGTTCCTTTGAGTCCGGGTGTTAGGTTGTTTAATAAAGAACAACTACAACCTTTTGTTGTTCCTACTTCAAAATATGATAGTGCTGAATTAGCATTTGATAGTTATGATGGTAAAATGAGTACACCAAACTCTAAAATATCTAAAATAGAAAGAGAATCTAGAAAAATCGCCAAATACGTAAAAAAACATCCTGAACAGAATGATGAAGAAGGTGGGGTGTTAAATCAAACACCCGGTAAAGGTAAGAAAATTGTTCCAATAGATGAGAACACTACTTCTGTTAGTGCCGGAGAATACAATGGACCTATTGAATTAGGTTTGAGAAAATGGATTAAATCTGAATTAGACCCATTTGTTAATACCCTTGAATCTGAATTTAATAATAAGAGTAAAAGTAAAACATTAAAAGGTAATAGAGACACCGTTGTTGGTATGTGGGAAAAAGGTGTAGACGGTACATACCACATTGACACATACGATGTTAATACTGTTAATGAATGGATTGAGATAACTAAAGATACTATTTTAGAAGATGTTGTCCCAAATGGTTTAAAAACCACCTCAAATTATGAAAGAGTTATTAATAAGTTTAAAAAAGACATTCCTTCGTCTTACCATAAGGGATACGATTTAATTGCTCAGAAGATAAAAGATTTTGTTCAAAATAAAGGATATGTTATTAAAATAATAAATTCTTGTAATACAGGGTTTAGAGGTGTTAGAACAAATAAGTCAATTATTTTATGTTCACCGGAGAGTTTACCTAATTTTGCAACGTTTGTTTATATATTATTCCACGAATTAAGACACGAACAACAGATGAGTGAGTTTGATTTGAAGGACACTTATATGGGTGACGTTGAAGATTTTGAGGAGTTCTTTAAAATCTATTGGAAAATGGAATTGGATGCCGATAGATACGGTAAAGAATGGGTTAAAAAAATTGGTGACGTATTAAAATTACCACATATTATTTATAATTTAGACCCAATGATTGAGAATTACCCGTCAATGTCAAATATGGTTAAACAATTTACATTACATTTACATAGAGAGATACAAACCTTAAAGAGACAGGGAATGGATTATTCCGATATAAGTGATTTAGATATAGTTAAAAAACATCTACAAACACTTGAAGATATGTTTTAAAATAAAAAACCCCTACTCGACAGTGGGGGTTTTTGTTTTAATCAAAATCTTATTCTTTAATTTAGATAATGAATACTCGACTTGAGATTTCATTTGGTCAATTCTTTTCATTCGATTTTCCTGAACTTTGTGGTCATACATTTTAATCATTTTATTCCAATCTCTATCAGTCATTGGAATATTACTGTAATAACATACGTGGTTGATGATTGTAATTTTTTTATTATCTAAAATGATGAAGACTCCCAACTTTTTATTTTCAATAATTTTATGAGAAGATAATGGAGCAATTTCATAAATTGAATTTGGGTGTTTCAATGTATTGCGGAAAATGAACATACAATCATTGATGTCGGCCAATTTACCAGGGTCAACAATGTCGTAAAGATTTTTTAATTGTAACAGTTTCTTTTTAACCGCTCTACGTTTTAATTTTCTTTTGATATATTTTATCATAACATTTACATTTATTGGACAAAAATAATTAATTTTTTTAATTGACCAAAATTTTATAAAAAATAATGTACACAATTTTACTTTTAGAATGTTTTGGTTTATATTTATCAGGGTATTAAAAAAAAAGTTATATGAACTATTTGAGTAATTATTATTAAATTAAAAATAACAAGGGTCTCGACGGCAAATTGTCTTCGGGACTTTTTTATTATAAACCAAAATTAACATTAAATGAAAACAAAAATTATCGGAGCATTGCTAATGACATTAGCATTTTCGTTAGGGACTTTCTCCCAAACAAAAGGAAAGGTAGTTGACCAATCTACAAATGAACCATTGGTCGGAGCACACATTCATTTTCAAACAGAATCAACAACAACAGGTTTTGAAGGAGAATTTGAATTAAAGACAGCAAAAACTAATGACGTTATCACCATATCGTATTTAGGTTTTGGAAAAAAACAATATACAATTAAGGGGACTAATGAAGTTATTTCATTAACTCCTGAAGAAAACTCATTGGCAGAAGTTGTTGTTGTTGGAAAAGGGGTTATTGACGTTGCACAAGGTCGTAAAACACCAATCGCAGTATCAACCATCAAAATGGTTGAAATACAATCTAAAATTGGTTCTAATGACATTACACAAACTATGGTTAATACACCATCGATTTATGTTGGTGGTCAATCAGGTGGTTTTGGTGATTCGAGGATTTCAGTTCGAGGATTTCAACAAGATAATACTGCGTTCTTATTAAACGGACAACCAATTAATGGTATGGAAGATGGTAAAATGTATTGGTCGAATTGGTCAGGTATGGGTGACATCGCAAACGCTATTCAAATTCAAAGAGGTTTGGGGTCATCTAAATTAGCAATATCTTCAGTCGGTGGAACGGTTAACTTCATAACTAAAACTATTGATAAAAAAGAAGGTGGGTTTGTTTCAACCGGATTAGGTAATGATGATTATTTAAAAACAACCGCATCATATAGTACCGGTTTAATGAAAAACGGATTGGCGGTTACAACAATGTTCTCTCATTGGCAAGGGGACGGATTTAATCAAGGAACTCAGGGTGAGGGTCAAAATTATTTTATATCATTAGGTTATAAATTAAATGATAAACACAACTTTAACTTTTTAATTACCGGGGCACCTCAATGGCATAATCAAAACTTTAGTAAAAAAATATCGGATTATTTAGGATTTGGTAGAACTTACAATAATAACTATGGTTATTTGAATGGTAAATTTTTATCTGAAAGAGTTAATTTTTATCACAAACCGGTTTCAAACATTAACTGGGATTACAAATTAAACGAAAAAACATCGTTATCTACCGTATTATACGCATCTTGGGGACGAGGTGGTGGAACCGGAAATTACGGAGCATCGGGTAATAAAAAATTCAAAACTGAATTAAACCCTTATACTAACCAAGTTCAAAACACATATATCGATTTTGACCAAATTTACTCTAACAATAGTGCTATCGCTAATGGTGCTGGAACATTCGCTAATAGTTATTTAATTAGGTCATCAATGAATAACCATTCTTGGTATGGTATAGTTTCTAACCTTAATACAAAATTAACAGAAAACCTTAATTTAAATTTAGGGGTTGATTTAAGAACTTACGATGGTACTCATTACAGACAAGTTAATAACTTTTTAGGGTTAACAAACTTTACCGATTCAAGAAAATTAAGAGGTGCGAACCACCAAACACAAGGCAGTAATATTTTACAAACAGTTACAGAATCATTATCAACAAATCCTTGGGGTGCATCATTTAACAATTTAAGTGAGTCTCAAAGAATTGATTACGACTATAGTGAAACAATTACTTATGGTGGTGTTTTCGGACAATTAGAATATAGTAAGGATAATTTCTCAGCATTTGTACAAGGGTCGTTATCTAATCAAACACACGTAAGATTTGATAGATATGATTACTTACCTGAATTTGAAGAATCTGAGAAAGTTGAGAATTTAGGATATAACCTTAAAGCTGGTGGTAGTTATGTAATTAATGACAAACACTCATTCTACGTAAATACAGGATTATATTCTCGTCAACCATATCACGATAACATTTATTTGAACTTTACAAACGAAGTAAACCCATTAACATCAAATGAAAAAATATTTGGTTTAGAAGGTGGTTACACATTCAAATCTAAATATATAAGTGGTAGTATTAACACATATAGAACTTCTTGGAAAGATAGAGTTGTTTCATCTTCAAGAGTTGTTACATTACCAACTGAAAACATAGGAGGTAATATTTTAACTCAAGGTGATTTAGTTTACAAATCTAATTTAGGGGTAGAACAAGTACATTCAGGTGTTGAGGTAGATTTTATAGTTAAACCTACATCAAAATTAGATATTAAAGGTTTCGCATCTATTGGTAATTGGGAATACAATGGTAGTTCAATTACAAGACAAACTGATGAAAATCAAAATCTATTGACAGAAACTTTAGTGGATGTTGATGGAGGTAAAGTTGGAGACGCAGCTCAAACTACTTGGGGATTAGGTGCAAAATATGAAGTATTAAGAGGTTTATCTGTTGATACTGATTGGAGAACTTATGATAAATTATATGCTAGTGTTGGTGCGGTTAAAGAAAATTTATTGTTACCGACATATGATTTAGTTGATGCGGGAGTTTCGTATAAAATGTTATTAGGTAAGAACAAAAAAGATAATTTAACTTTAAGAATAAACGTTAATAACGTATTTGATGAAGTTTATTTGTCTGAATTAACAAGTAATATTAAAACAACTGACAACATTAGTTCAACTAACGCATCTTTAGGGACTTACCAATCAAATGGTAGAGTTTATAATGGGATTGCGGATGGTAACCAAGGGTTCTTTGGGTTAGGAAGAACTTGGAATTTCTCATTAAAATATAATTTTTAATCAAATATTATATTAAATAATAAAAAAAGCCCCACTTAAAATGGGGTTTTTTTTATTTAACAATAAGGTGATGAACATTTTTTCTTTCCGTCAAGACCCGGTTTGGTTCCTTTACACACTTGAACCCCATAACCATTACTATATGCACTTGGGTGGACTTTAAACTTTCCTTTTGCTGCCGCTAATCCACGAGCACATAATTTAGTTCCGGTTTTTTTCTTTCCTTCAGAAACTACCTCATCATTACTTTGACGTTTTGCTTTATCTAAATAATCATAAACTCTATCACCATACATTTGATAAATTCTTTTTATGAATTGTGCAGGATTCTTTCTGATATATCTAATCACATCATTTGGGAGATACGCTCCGTATTTGTCACCAAATAACGATTTTGCTTGACGTTCTCTATCACTTGTAGGTCTTTCACTATCTGAAGAATAATCTTGTTCTAAAACCGTTATATTGTCTTCGTTTTTAGTTTCATTCATCATAAAATCAAAAACTTGGTCAAGGCTTTCTTTTGCGGTTGATACGTGGTCTTGAGCCCAATCGTGTCCACCATCTAAAACACTCTCAACAGTATTTTTATTTAATTCTAATAATAGACCTGTTTGTCTATGAATTTGTTCTAAATTACTAAAAAACATATATCTTTCACTATCTTGTTCAGACATAATTCGTTTAATCAATTCAGTTAATTTAGATTCTGATAATTTAACTACTCTTTTCATATTATTATGCGTTTAATCCATTACCACCAATTGTGATTGCGTTTAATTGTACGATAGCTTGATTTTGTCCATTTGTGTAAACCGGATGTGGTGGTGTAACTGTAACAGTATTTCCACTACAATCAATCACACAAACTTCACCATTGTTTCCTCCATTATTAGCAATAATTGGTTCAGCACATTCATCACAATCATCAAAAGGACCCGCAATAATCATTGAATTTGCGTAAAATGATACAGTATCACCTGAAGTTAATGATACACATTGACCTGTTGGTAATTGATAAATTTTACTTTCATCAAACCCTGTGTCTGCTAATATAATTAATTGTGAATATCCATCACAAGTTGTTGCGGTTACATTAATATTTGCCATAATTTTTTTTATTTATAAATATCTTATAATTGTAAATACTTTGTATTAACAACTTGAAATTTAATTTGTCGTTTATATGTGTTTATTTCACCACTACTAATTACTTGTATATCTATGAAATATTCATTTGGTATTTTGTCTCTACTGTCAAATATAAAGTAGTATTCGTTAGGTGTTCTATTAATTTTTGTCCATCCTTGAACTTGTACTTCCGTTGTACCCTCCTTAACATAAATTCTATATGAAGCGTCTACGTTTAATAATAAATTTTGAGTGGTGTATGCTTGTTTAATTATTACACCAACTTTACGAGTATCCGTATTTACAATTTGTTCATCTTGTTTTAATCCGTAAAAATCAAATCCGTATAATAATGGGTTTGCGGATACAACCCCCATTTGGATTGCGTTTTTAAATGGTTGTAATGTAAAATCATTTAATACTTGTGGAAGTGGGAAGTTATTATAACTTATATTGTACCATTTATCTGAAAATGTACAAGGGGTTTGATATCCCATAAGAGGTGGGATAACAACCTCATAAACTCCTCGAGTTCTTTGACACGTTGTTAATCCGGATAGTCCCGGAATAACATCACCCATCATATCTAATATATCCACATTTGGTGGGTAATCTAAATTTATTGGGTTACCATTATCAAATAGGTATAAATATAATTTGTTAACTTTACCTAATGTAAATTGATTTCTATCATCTTCAATTAAATCATTGTAACTTGTTTCAAGATATGGTTCGTAGAATGTTTGAGTATGACGAGTAAAAAATTGAACTTCATAATTATCTGTAAGACCTGTAAGATTTTCAACTTGAGGTTTGTAAGCAATTCCCCACCCTGACACATTTGGTATAGAACCATTTAAAACACCATTAATTTCTGCGGTCATATCAAAAGCAATATTTTCGTTACCAAATTCAAAATGTTGTGTATCCACAATGGTGATTCCACTAAAAGGAACTGGTCCTAAATTTCTATTATCATAAATCCCCGGTTGTTGCCAAACACCAATTGTGGTTGTTTGATACCAATTTGATGGTCTATTTGAGAAGTTTTTATCTGATTCACTATATTGATAAATTAAATCCGCAAAATCATATCCAACACCTTCATCCCAAAGTTGAGGTGTTGATGGGTTATTATTTAAATAAGGGATTCTAAATAAGATTAAATCAAATGAAGTTGCTCTCATTCTCATTTGAGATGTAAGTGTGTTTAATAGTTCGGCATCAAAAGTAGACGTATTTGTCATTCTTAAAGTATGCGTCATATTATCTGTACACCCTGTAGTTATCGTTCCGTTAAAAATTAGTTGTTTTAATAAAGTTAAATCTAAATCAAAAATAAAACGGCTATAGTTATTTGGGTATTGAGTTGTTGCAACATTACCATAGAATAGTTCCATTACCGGGTTTCTACCTGTATTGGTAAAGCTATTCGATATAAGGGTATTGTTCTTGCTGAAATACGAATTAATTATTGACATGAATATGTTTTACATATAAATATCAATTAATTCTAATATTTTGATTTAAGATGGTATTTTCTGCATCAGCAAGGATTGCATTGATTTCTGCGGTTGTTTGTCCATTACCCGCAGCAACCGGAACAGGAGCCATTGTGGCAACCGGATGAACGTGACCTGTAACAAATGAAAATATTTTTCTAAGCAACGCCATTAACTCATCTCCTCTAACAACAGGGTATGTTTGATTAAGAATACTATTTTCATCACCAATAAATTTATCTTGAGGAATTCCGTATAAAGTTTGACTTAAAGTAATTTTACCTTTAGGTCCCGCAGAATCTTGAGATAAGAAATACATACGTTGAGACCCCATAATACTGTAGGTGATATCCGCAGGAATGAATTCTGTTGGTATGACAATTTCTTCTTTTAAATCGGCTTGTGGACCAAGAATTGGTTTACCTGATTTATTTTCCCAAACTAAAAACCATCCTTTGTATTTTTTACTTGCAGGGTCTAATGTTATTTTATCATAAAATCTCACATAATTAACGTATTCGGCAACTTCACTAACAAGGTCGTTAGGTGAAAATTTATTACCTGTTGTATATGTTAATTTTGATGGTGTAACAACTA